GCAAAGAAGATGGGCGGCGGGAGCGACAGCGCCGGCCAGACCATCCACACCGTGAAGGCCGGGGAAACCCTCTCCAAGATCGCCGGGACCTACGGCACAACCGTGGACGCCCTGGTGGAGATCAACGCCATCCAAAACAAGAACCTGATCCGGGTGGGCCAGGTGCTTATGCTCCAGGACACCCCCCAGGCGGCCGCCGACAAACTGGAGGCCCTGGGCGTGATCAATTCCCCGGACTACTGGGCAGACGCGGCGGAGACCGGGAAAGTCAAATACTTGGGGATCCTGCTGAAAAAGGCCGCGCAGACCATCACCAAGGCAAAGCCACGCACGGACACTCCCCAGGAGGGCGTGGCCGCCCTGGTGGCCGCCGGCGTGATCAACACCCCGGACTATTGGCTGGAAAACTACGACACATTCCCCTCCCTGGACCTGCTGCTGTGCGCCCTGGGCGGGGCTGTGCAATAATTTTAAGGAGGACATACACATGGAAACCATTATGCAGTACATTCCCCTGGCGGTGTCCGCCATCCTGCTGGCGGCCCTGATCCTGACCGTGATCACCAACATCATCACCCAGGTGGTCAAGAAAATCACCTGGGACAAGATCCCCACCAATATCCTGGCGGTGGTGGTGGCCATGGCCGTCACCCTGGTGGCGTTCTTTGCGGTGTTCCAGATCATGGGATGGGCCGTCACTTGGTACATGGTGGCCGGCGCGGTGGCCCTGGGCCTGTTCGTGGCCTATGCGGCTATGTTCGGATTTGATAAGCTCCGGGAGGCCCTGGAGCAGATCACGAACTGGAACAAAGACAAAACGGAGTAAGATAAACCCCCGGCGCCTGAACGGTGCCGGGGGTTATCTGCGTTCACGCGATTGCCTCCAGCTCCATATCTTCAATTTCGGCCCAGGTAAAACCCAGGCGGTGCATATCGTCCCCAACATCGGAGAGGACCACGCTGGCCTCCATGGTGAGATCCGCATAGCACCGGGCGGCGAACATCTTATAGACTTCCACGGCCCGCTCCATGGTGAAAACCTGGATATTGCCAACCATGGCCCCATACTTCCCGTTTTGCTTAATCAACATGATTTTTACCACCTTTCAGAATTTTGCGGAACAACCGCCGGAGCGGGACGAACACCGCCACAAATATCACAAGAGAAATTATAAATTTCATCGTCTGCCCTCCTATTGACAAAACCGGATGATTTGTTTTATATTTGGGGTGCGGGGTTGAGGCCCCGCACCCCTGGCCTTTACCTGTCCAGCAATTTGAGGATTGCCGCTGTGATTAGGCCGGAAACTGTGCCCGCCAGAATGTCGGCCAGGAAGTCAACCTTTCTGGAGGGCCGCGCCGTAGGCTTTCGCCTACGGCGTTTTTTCTTGCTCATCTCAACCACCTCCTTTCCTCTTGAACTGATTATATTATACACTATATTATGTGTATAATCAATTAGCAACATACACAAAATAAAGTGTATCTTTTTATTACTTGTGTACACTTTACAATGTGTATGTTGCGTGATAGAATAACCATGAAAGGAGGGGATCGGAATGGCGATTAGCTATCAGGGCGCATTTGAGAAAATGAAAGAGGCCGGGATCTCCACATACCGGATCAGGAAAGAAAAAATAGTATCAGAGGGAACCTTGCAAAGCATGAGAGAGGGACGGCCTGTTTCAACTGAAACCATTGAAAAGCTGTGCCTGTTGCTGGACTGCACCCCCAATGACCTTATGAAGATTACCCGCTGACGGCAGGCCGTGAACCTGCCTGCTCAATGAATAACCACGCGCCCGACAACTTTCTTATAATTTTCTTGTGCTGAATATTACCACGGGTTTTGACGCCGGCCTGTGTTAATATCAAGAAAAATGTGGGTCATATCCACAACGGAGGGGCGCCGGGTGAAGTTTTACGAAATCAACGGGAAAAGGAATTTGTGCGGGGACCGGATCCGAGAGGCCAGGCAGAAAAGGAGACTTTCCCAGTCTGAGCTATGCGAACTGCTGCAACTGCGGGGGATCATGGTGGAGCGGGATGTGATCAGCCGTATGGAGAGCGGGGCAAGGATTGTGACGGACTTCGAGGCCGTGGCCATTGCGGAGGTGCTGGAGGTCCCCGTGCTGTGGCTGCTGGACAAAGAATAGGCCGGCGTGGTAGAAAGAACCACGTCGGCTTATTGTCATATTACAGAGAAAGAGAGGCCGCCCCCATGAAAGGATATAAGCACTTAACCGCCCATGATCGGAACAAAATGGCAAAAATGCGGAAAGAGGGAGCAACTATGCGCCAGATCGGCGCGGCCCTCCATGTGAGTGCGGCCACCGTCTGCCGGGAGCTGAAACGCGGCACATACACCTACATGAACGCGGATTACATCGAGGTGACCGAGTACATCCCGGAGCGATCACAAAAAAGGTACGAGGCCAATCTGGAAGCCAAGGGGCCGGGATTGAAGATCGGAAACCATAGGGACTACGCCGAAAAGCTGGAGGAGCTGATCGTGGATTACGATTACAGCCCCTCCGCCGCCCTGCATGAAATTGAAAACCACCCGGAAATATATGGGGAGTTCGGGGTGCGCGTCTGCCGACAGACGCTTTATTCCTATGTGGAAAAGCGGATCTTTGCCCGGCTGACCAATAAAGACCTGCCTTTTAAGGGGTCCAGACAGAAAAAGAAAACCAAACACATACGCCGCATGAAGTCCGCCGCAAAGGGGGACAGCATAGAGAAAAGGCCGGAGGAGATAAACACACGCCAAGAGCCTGGCCACTGGGAAATGGATCTGGTGGTGTCCTGCCGAGGCGGCCACAAGTGCCTTATGGCCCTAACCGAGCGGGTGACCCGCCAGGAGATCATGCGCCTGATCCCGGACAAGAGCGCCGCCAGCGTGGTACGGGCCATGAATACGCTGGAGCGAAAATACGGGAAAATGTTCCCGGAGGTATTCAAGACCATTACCGTGGACAATGGCACGGAGTTTTCCAACTGCGAGGGCATGGAAACCTCCATATTTAAGGCAGGCGGCCAGCGCACCAAAGTGTATTACTGTCACCCCTATTGCAGCAGCGAAAGGGGGAGCAACGAAAAGCAAAACCAGATGATCCGGCGGAAGTTCCCAAAAGGAACCAACTTCGACAAAGTTTCCCCCAAAGAGGTCCGCATGGTGGAGGACTGGCTGAACAGATACCCCCGCAAGATCCTGGGGTGGTATAGCAGCGCAGACCTGTTCAACCAGATTTTTGGGGGCGTTTGAAATTTTTTTACTTTTTGTTACGCTTACCTATTGACATTTGCCCAGACTTTTCCCTTTTTTCCAACAGGAGTCAGGATTGCCGGTTGAGATTTGCCCGGGGGCGTGGTATACTCCTCTATTATGAGATTTTTTGCGAAAAATACTGATGACAAGAGGAATTTGCTTATGAAACGTTTGGGCGCACTGCTGGCGTCACTGCTGCTGGCGGGGAGCCTGACCGCCTGCGGCGGCACTGCGGCGCAGGAGATGCAGAGCATACAGGTCTTCGCCATGGACACGGTGATGGGCCTGCGGGCCTGCGGCGGGGAGACGGAGGCGGCGCTTGCGGCGGCGGAAGACGAGATCTACCGCCTGGATGAGGCGCTCTCCCGCACCCGGGAGGACAGCGCAGTGTCCCGGTTGAACAGCGCGGCGGGGGGGACGCCGGTGGATGTGGGGGAGGAACTCCGCGACCTGATTGCCCGGGCCCTGGATTTCAGCGCTGCCACAGACGGGGCCTTTGACATCACCCTGGCGCCGGTGTCCTCTGCCTGGGGCTTTACGGAGGACACCTACCGGGTGCCGGAGGACGCTGAACTGGCGTTGCTGCTGCCCTGCGTGGGGGCGGAGCATGTCCACCTGGAGGAGGGGACTGCTGTCTCGCTGGACCAGGGCACCCGGATTGACCTGGGAGCCATTGCCAAGGGGTATGCCAGCGACTGGATGGCTGCGATTTACCAGGAGCACGGCATCACCCACGTGGACCTGGGTGGGAACACCTGGGTCTGCGGCGGGAACTTGGAGGGGGAGCCCTGGCAGATCGGCATTCAGGACCCGGCCCGGTCCGCGGGGGCTTTGGCGGGGATCCTGGAGGCGTCGGACGCCTTTGCCGTCACCTCCGGCGGCTATCAGCGGTATTTTGAGGAAAATGGACAGCTCTATCACCATATCATTGATCCTGCCACCGGCCGCCCGGCGGAGAGCGGACTTACCTCCGTCACCGTGGTGGCGGATGGGGCCGCGGGCAACGGCACGATGTGCGACGCCCTCTCCACGGCCCTGTTCGTCATGGGGGAGGACCGGGCGCTGGAGCTCTGGCGCAGCGGCGTCTATGACTTTGACCTGATCTTGGTGACAGAGGACGGCCGGCTGCTGGCGACTGCGGGCATCGCGGACCGGTTCCGTCCGGACGATTCGGCGGGGTATGCGTATGAAATCGTCTCCTAAGCTGCGGCCAAACGGCTGGGATGCGTTGGCGGCGGCCGCTGTGCTGGCGCTGGCGGTGGCCTGCGCGGCTCTGTTCTGGACTG